TTGTTGAAGATGAGTTGGATAAAGAGATACCAGGAGATGACATCATCAGAGAAGAAACAGTTCAAGAGGAAGATGTCCAAGACCAGGTTGTACAGGAAGTAGAAGTACCTGAAGAAGTTATTGTTGTTCAAGAAGTAACTGAAGAACAAGTAGAAGAAGTACAAGCTGTAGTCAATACTGCTATAGAAAATGTAGAAGAGCTTACAGAGGAACAGGTAGAAGTAGTAGCAGAAGTATTACAGGTACAAACAGAAGATGTAGAAATCATAGCTGAAGCTGTCAAAACAGATGAGGTGGTAGCTGAAGCAGTAGAAGTATATGTAGAACGAGCAGTTGAAAACAAAGATGTAGAGAACTACACACTTGCTGATGTTGTCACAGAGATACAGTTTGAACAGTTCTTAGAAAACCCTATTGAGAGTTTTGTAAGTTTTGAGGAGATAGACTTATCTACTATTGGTGATGATATGACACAAGACCAAAAAGAAAAAGCACAGGAGGTCGTAGTTCCTGTAATCTTGACTAGAATAGCTAGTATGGCTGCGTTTATATTTAGGAGAAGCTAATGATTAAAAAGTTATGGGCTTGGTTTGTAGAGGCAATAAAAGAAACACTAAATCTTAGTTGGACTTTAGTTGGTTTGATTATTGCAACACTGACACTTACTGGAAGTGCAAGACAAATCACAGGTTTAGCTACTATAATAACTTTAGGCATATGGTTGATAACAATAAAGTTCAGAAAGTAACTTGTTGCTCTTACAAAAACGATAAGGGTACACACATTAACATATGTAACTGTAAGGAAGGTGGTATAGGTGAAACTCACAGTTGTTAGAACACAATTTGGAACAGATGCAACAAATGGTTTGTTGTTTATAGATGGTTTGTTTGAATGTTATACATTAGAGGACCAGTATCAAGCAGTAAAAGTTATGCACGAAACCTGCATACCAGAGGGAACTTATGATATTAAGTTTAGAAAGACAGGTGGTTTCCATGCTAAGTATTCAGAGAGATATAAGAACGCACACTATGGCATGTTGCATATACAAGATGTGCCTAACTTTACCTATATACTTATACACACAGGAAATACTGATGAACATACATCAGGTTGTTTAATTGTAGGAGAAACACAACAAGATTTAGAAGTATCTAAAGATGGTTTCATAGGCAGCAGCACAGTGGCGTACAAAAAGATGTACTCAAAAGTGGCAAGTCAATTACTTCAAGGCAAAGATGTGACTATAGAATACACAACAATAAATAAATTATTAGAAGGTCAGCAAGATAACAAAGCCAAAGACCACACAGTATTAGCTAACACAGTTTATGAAAAATTAGAAGAAATAAATGGAAATGTTTTGATAGGTAATGCTATGTTGAAAGGGAGGTTAATTCAATAATGTTTGATAGAATTAAAAGAGCAAGAAACCAAGATGGTACATTTAAGAAAGATGTTTGGTGGACACCCTGGTCTGATTCATGGGAGTATGGAATGAGTGATGAACTCAAAGATATGCTTGAAAGAGCCATTTGGACCTTCATTGAAGCGTTCATTGGTGCATTGACAGTTGCTCCATTAGTTGGTGTAGAAGCTGAAACACTTCAGTTAGCTGCATTAGCTGGTGGTGGTGCTGCCCTTGCAGTAGTCAAGACATACGCTAAAAAACAAATAACTAAGTAATAGATTTTGTCACTCCTTTGTAGTAAACTGTCAATGACAGGGCAAAGGAGGACAAATGTCCAATAAAAATATACCTGAAGAGTGGGGTAATAACTTCTATAAATCAGGTTGGCAACCAGGTCTGGAAGTCAATGAACAAACTGGTCTAGGTGAAATCACACATGTTGGAACAGACCCTAACTATAGACAGAAGTTTGATGAGATACTACAAGGTTGGGGTTTTGACCCTAAAATCTACGAAATAGAAGGCTCTGTAAGAGCTAGTTCATGGAATGCACAGCTAAAAGGTGGACAAACTACTACCTTTTATGCGTTTAAAGGCATTGTAAAGAAAAAAAGACCTGGACATGACAGATATTTTCAGGCATTATTTAAACAAGCAGGTCGTAAGCCACCATTAAAACTAAGAACACATGGAGGTGACACTGCTTTTTTGTTTTTTATGGCTGACTGGCAGCTAGGCAAGAAAGATTATGGCGTTGAGAATACCATTAAACGCTACGATATAGCCCTACAAGACGCAGTAAATAGAATTAAGGAACTGCGTAAGGTAGGTGTCCAAATAGATGAGATATACATGATTGGACTAGGTGACCTCACTGAAAACTGTTATGGCTTTTATGATAGTCAACCATACAACATTGAACTTACAATGATAGAACAGTATGCGTTAGCTAGGTCTATGATGATGAAAACAGTAGATACTTTCCTACCACACGCAGATAAATTAATTTTGGCAGGTTGTGCTGGAAATCATGGAGAAGCTTCTAGGTCACAGAAAGGTCAGGTTGTCACCAACAGATTAGATAACACAGACACAATGCACTTGCAGATATGTGAAGAGATTATGAAAGCTAATCCTGATAGATATAAAAAGGTATCTGTTGTAGTTCCTGATGGATTTCATCAAGTCATGGACATCAAAGGCATAACTTGTGGTTGGACACATGGACACATGACTTCAGGTGGTGGCAGCAATCCTGAAAACAAGATAGAGAACTGGTGGAAAGGTCAGATGTATGGTTTTCTACCTGCAGGTGAGTGTCAAATCTTAATCACAGGTCACTATCATCACTTTCGTAGTAAGCAACAGGGTGACAGAACTTGGTTTCAATCACCTAGCTTAGATAAGTCTATAGACTTTACTGCTAGAACTGGTATGTGGTCGCACCCTGGTGTACTTACATTTACTGTCAATGAAAAAGGTTGGGATAACCTTAAAATATTATAAAGGTAGTATCTTGTATCTTTTCTCTTGACCTTTGAAGTCTTTCTCGTGGTAAGTGTGATGTTCTTTTACGCTATCCCACATCTTTAATACTTCATCAAAAGAATACCACTTAACCTCTTTTGTTTTTATATTGACATAAGTTATACCAACTTTAACTTCAGGATAATCTTTTGCTCTGTCGTATAACTCTCGTAGCTTTACCATGTCAGAGAACTTTATCTTCTTTGTACCTTTGACCTCTGTCAAATACAACTTATCTCTTCTGTTAAAGATGTAATCAGGAACAGTTATGATGTCTGTGTAGTACCAAAAGAAATCAATACTATGTTCCCATGGGCTAGTTGCTGCTTTTAACCAGTCCTTTTGTTTTACTAGCCCTAAGTCTGTAAGGTGTTGTTCAAAGATGTCCTCTGCTTGTTTACCAACACCACCTTCTACCCTGTCGTTATACTCCATATCGCTGAAGTCCATTACTCTTCCTCTTGCTCTACATTTGTAAGTATTTGTATGTTAGGAAGTATGGCTATAAGTTGTTGTTGTCCATTAGGCAACAAAATACTTTTACCCATAAACAAAGGAACTTCTTTATCTGTTCTCCTGTTTAACAACTCTGCAATCAACATACCATCTGTTGCTTTGCTTAACATTACATCTATCATCTTCTCTTTCCTCTCTTTCCAAATTTAACCCACACTTCAAAATCAAAATGGTAATTCACTTGGCTCAACTCCTTGTTCAGCTTCTCTAAGTAAGGCGTGACATGTTCGCCACTCCCATTTGAATTGATTTCTTTCATCTACTAATTTAAACCTTTGTCCACAATAAAGATTGCCTTGACTGTCTGTGTACATAACTTTGTCTTTGTTATTACAAAAGACTGGTGCTTTACACTTTCTATCAGGCTCTGGTGGTATGTCAAAATTGTAATTTGGGTATCTCTTTTCTAATTTCTCTTTAAGTTTTTTAACATTAAAGATTTCCCCTGCACTTTCCAAATCCATTTATGACCCATCTTTTAATGTCCAATCTCCATCTGTGTCAATCCAATCAAAGATGTTTTTCTTTGTTGCTTTGCCACTAGCAAGAAAATCTTTAGCTTTCTTTACAAGTTCTGTCTGTCCATCATCAGTAGCTTGTGCAACTTTATCATTAAATGTTTTAAGTTGCTTGTCTGTTGGTGGCTCTTGTTCCCATGCACCACTTGGTATATCTGTCATATCTTCTCCTTTTAGTTCTGAACCTATAACAACATCAACTAAATCTTCATCTTCTAAAGCCACTTCAACTCTGTTTAAGAATTTATCCATGTCTTTTTTAGTCCAGTTGTTAACATCTTCATTAACTTCTGTGTTCTTAGTCATATCGTTATAGACTTTTGTTTTAATTTCTTGCATTTTATTTTTGTTTGGTATCATCTCTTTTAAGATGTCATTAAGTTGGTCGCCAACTGATTTTTTCTTTGCACCAATATCCTCTGCAAATTTCTCTGCACTTTTACTAGTAATCTTTGCAACTTCTTTTTTAGTCTGCTCTTGTTTATTAACAACCTTTTGCATTTCTTCTCTACTAGCTTTCTTCTCGCCATTAGACTTTTGAAAACCTGCATTGAATAAAGCTCTACCAATAGCAGATGTTGTTGCTACTTCTACCCATGAGTATTCATTAGCAAAGTTGTGTGTGCCTTGATGGTCTTGTGCTAGGTCGCTACCTAACATGTTGCCCTCTTTGTCATACACTTCTGCTTTGACTATGACACTTTGTAAGTCAGGTGTAGAGGCAACAAGTTCTGTTTTAATCTGCCCATCAGGGTGCTTCTCTCTAAACTTCTTTATCCTATCCTCCACCATTACATAGTCATCTACATTAAATTTAGGCATTTTCCTCCTCTACCTTACATATTGCGTAAACGCGTTGGCGTGTAATTTTAAGCAATTTTCCTATCTGTATCATTGACATTCCATTATGGTATGCCTCTATGACAAATTTCTGTCTAAGTTCTAATAGATTATCTAAGCTCTGTTGCTTATAATCTATCTGTTGTTGTATGTTTTCTAATTTAGTTTCCATATCACTCACGCTCTGCCTCCTCATCAAAGTATTCGTAAATGTCCTGTTGTAGTTCATCTATTGTATCAACAAATGAATTATCTAGCTTAATGTATTTAAATGGGAAGTTGTCGTACAACCACCACAACACAAAGCCTAGTGTCAATAATGCACCTACGCTTGTAATTGTCAATGCAACTATAAGCACATAGATATAATATTCCATATTCAGTTCCTCCTATTTTGTTTTAACTATTTACTGTAATCAATCTAACTATAAAAGCATCTTTATGGTCATGGTCTTTCAACTCTCTGACCTTTAACTGTGCCTCGTGTAAAGTATCAAAGTCAAACTCCATACTCCCACCATAGATTGATGTACTTAGTACCTTATACATATACTCCTTATGTACATATCTACTGTCAGTTTAACACATATTGTCATGTTAAGTGGTGTTAAAATTCACCTAATTTATTTGCTTGTTGTAAAAGAAAGTTAAAAGCAGATTTATAATCCTCAAATGAATATAAAACATCATCACTTGTGCTTAAATCCTCCTCTTTCCAATCTTGTAGCAACTGTTCTAAATTTTCTTTAGTATCGTGATGAAATCCTACTCCACCACCTATAGCTTTAAGAACATGTATCATGAACTTCCTTCCTCTGCCATGTCATAGCAGTAATCACACATAGGTCTGTCGCCTGTGGTGATGTATGGCTCATCATCTTGCACAACTACATGAGTAGTCATCATACATCTAAATATATAAAGCATTACTTCCCTTTCCTGTCGCAATCTTGTTTTCTGCAATAACTTCTACCTACTGTTCGTTCTTTGTTGCTTATAAAATCAAACTCTGTCATACGCATACAACCACAAGTCCAATCTATTTGATTAACAAAACTCATTATTCCTCCTCTGCTACTTCACCCATGTAAAGTCTTACTTGTGCGTCATCACCAAGTTCTAATCCCTCAAACACAACTGTCACTTCTACACCTGTATCAAGATGAATAGTTTGTGGTCTTTTACCAATGTCAAAATCTGCGTTATAAAACGCTTCATTTATTTCATCTTTTGTGAGTATTCTTGTAGATGATATGGACCAATGTCTTTCATCTACAGAACTTTCACCCACATGATATAAATAACTCATTATTCCTCCTCCATATCGTAAAGTACATTTTCTAATGTAGTGATTTTTGTGTAATAAAATACTGCATTATCACTATCATCAAAGTCCCACTTGCTAATCGTGTTTAAAATGTCATCAACACCATCAACACTTTCAAGGTGGTCAAACCAATTATCATAACCAAAGCTATCCTCTTGATATTGTGTCCAAACTTTTTCTTTAAGTTCTTTTATCTCTTGTATAATTTTTCCTTTCATTATTCCTCCTCAAATGCTTCAGGAAATAATCTTTTGTTCATTTCATCAACTGAAATACCTTCCTCAAATCCTTGCCACATTTTTTGTATTTGATTTTCTAGTTGTTGTATTTTATCCATAAACTTTGTTGAGTAAAATAATTCTACTTCCTGCCACATCACTTGTATTTGTTTTTCTAGTTGTTGTTTTCTATCCATTATTCCTCCTAATGTTTGTATGCGTAGTCTGTATCAACTCCACAATCAACGCATTCTTTTTCTACTAATACTGTTTCTTTTTCAGAGTTTGTAATTAACCTTGCACAATCAAAACAAAAAATATGTTTTGTTATTTGTAAGGTATCAATATTACAACTTCTGCAATAATCACATATTTGTACTTCAATCATTATTCCTCCTCTATTTAATACCTTTCCAATCTTTATCAAGATTGAAGTTTGTAATTATTCTTTGTCTTATATTTTCTTTGTTAGCTTTCCAGTAAAGGTAAGCCTTTCGTTGTCTGCTTACTTCCATTTGGTCTGCATCCTTTCGCCTTTTTTTCCATAAACAAAGTCGCCATGCTTTTTGCTTTGGGCTATCCTCCTCTGTTTTCTGTTCATGTTATCCTCCTTGTTAATAACCATATACATAGATTACTATGTGAATATGTGTTGTCAAGTCATATAAAAGAAAAACCCCACTGGGCAGAGTGGGGCTTTCCTTCGTATCGTATAACTAAGGGGAGTTATACAAGTAGTTCGTTTCGTAAATCGTTTATAATTTTATTACCTACCCAATACGCATAATGATTAACTAGAGTTTCAGCATTATCAAAAAGAGTATTATTCTCGCCAAACATCTCCCTTTCTTGCTCCATAACATACCCTAGCACTTCAAAAGTATAGTTTTCATTATTGTCTATTAACCACTGTTCAGCGTTGTAATATCCTATAATAAAATAGTCCTCGTTATATACTTTGTGGTGTAGGTCATCATCTTTGATAGCCTCCTCTAAAGTCAAATCGTTATTCTCTAAATAAGATAATAACTCGTTTTCTATTTCTTTTTCTTTATACATTATTCCTCCTTTAATAATCTATCGTAATAATCCCTGTTGTGTTCTAATTGGTATTCATCATGGCTATCAATGTTCTCTTTTGTAAATTCAGCAGTAATCCAGTCGCCTGTTCCATTTAATGCCTCACTATCCCAGTACTGGTAATGTGTAGGCTTAAATCCACCAAATATAAACTTGCTTTCTGTTGTACTCCATTTCATGGCGTGAACATTACAATCAGCCATAATTATTTCTGGGTTATCACTTTCATCAATTACTGTTTCATCTGTTGGGCTGAAGTTCTCCCACCTGTATTGACAACCTTGATAACAATCGCTATCTGCTAATCCTCCATAGTACTGACTTCTCATTATTCCTCCTTACCCATTTAAAGCACCTCTACAATCATTACAAATACATTTACTATCTTTAAAGACTTTAAATTCTTTGTGTTTTTCGTAAGTTTCTACTGTTTTTTTCATCATGTTAATTAGGTCTTTATCTGTATAAATCCCATTAACCATTTCTATTAGTTGAGTTTTTACAAAAGTATCAAATATTTCTAAACCCATTATTCCTCCCTCTTGAATTTTCTTTGTAAAGAATTTACAAAGTTCTCTACACTTTGAGCAGAATCCTTGATTCTCTCCAGTGCATTTTCTGCTTGTAATATGTTTGAGTATCTCAACATATCATCAGTCGTGTCTAGGTCTTTTAACTCATCTTTTAAATCAGATAATAACTCTGATATAATTTCGTGTTCGTTTTTCCAGTCTTTCATTTTCTCTCCCTTAGTTATGTAAACAAGTATAGACT